CTCTGCATCTTGCTGTGGATCAGCTTGTGCAGTTGTTGCCATCGCTGTTGGAACAGCCATCGCACCAGTAACTTGACCAGTAGTTGGGTCAATCATTTCACTAGGTGTTGCTACAGTTCCTACAGGGGCAACAGCACCACCCATTGGCAATCCTGGCACCATAGCCTGACGTGTCATAACGTCACCAATTGTAGGATTTTGCCCTTTAGAAAAGGCATCAGCTGGGACAAGGGTTGGTACGGCTTGTTGGGGTAGTTGTGTATACGGTTGTTGTGGATTGGGTTCTACAGGTTGACCTACAACTACATTTGTACTAGTAGGTGTCACCACACCACCATTAGCCATCTGCATAGCTTTATTTTGATACGTCTGCATCTGCTGTTGACGCATGGGGTCTTGCGCAAGATAGTCTTGAAACCCTTGCATATTACCCTGATAGCCCATAGCACGTGCTATCTTTTCCATGCCACTAGGCTTAAATGCTTTGAACATTGCCATTACTTAATTCCCATAAATACGGAGACGACCATAGCCACGACCAAGACCGTACTCCCCATAATCATCGCCTCAAGACGCCACATGCGCTTGTCCAAGCTGTCGAGTCGGTCCTGCACCGCCGCATATCGAATCGCACACTCTTTTTCATGCGCTTCGAGTTCCATCTGGGTTTTGAGTACAGATTCCATTGACATCTTCACCTAGTTAAAGGACCTGTGCGTCTACGAATGTCTCGTAAGCTGTCTTAATTGCGCTAGTCCACACGGCGTTGCACACTGCCTGTACGCTGGCATCCTCGCCGCTGATGTCTGTATCGCCCCAAGTTGCTGGGTCGCCAGACTTGGTGCGGCATTGCAGAACGTGCCGGTGATATGTGCGACTAATCTCTGTGCCGTCGTCCATAATGATGCGGGCCTTGCGTACCTGCACGGCCTTGTACGGGCCACGAACCTCGCAGTCGTATTCAAATGTTTCTATCAGTGCCATTGTCTTTCCTTTTTGTTTACTGTCGCAGTGCGACCTGTCCGACCCTCACCGGCTGGTGGGGTTATCCTGTTATATACATGAATGACATGCGTAATCCGGTTGTGTTGGAAAAGGCACTGTTTGTAAAACTGGTATCAGTGCCTAACTGTTTAATCTGCACAACACTTTCGTTTTGGTTCACCTGTCCTACTGGGTAATTCGTTCCACTTGCCCAGTTGAAAACATTGATGCCAAAGCAGTGGAAGCCCCCAGATTTCTGCCCAAAAGGTAGGCCACTAATGTCTACCGCCCCAGAAGCGGAACCTTTGCTCGACAAAGCTATGAACACTTGAACGTGAACCGTGTCGCCAATTTTAGTGTAACGGCCAAGCTGGCTGCTGTATGAAATCCCAGTCGTTGACCCACCAAAGCGAAGTGTCGGCGTCCAAGTACCCTCCTCATAATCATCCAGCTTATTAGCCGCCGCCGTGCCGCCGATGTATGCGCCGCCGGAGAGGTAGAGGTCTTTGAAGCGGCGAGTCCCATCCCCAAGCGTAACTGCATCATCTGTTAATGACCCACTCTTTAGAGGGAAAATATTGTTTAACGCTAGGTCAACGCCAACGCCCCCATTAGACTGGACTTGCAAAGCTGTGCTTCTGTTGCCAATCGACCCCACCGTGCTGCCGTCTTTGCGGAATGATACAATGTCGCCATCAGAAGAAAGTCGGTTTACGACCAGAGGACTAGCGGCAGAACGAGTAATCTGAACGTTACCAGCAGATGACGCCTCAAAGCCTACATTAGCAAGACCTTGACTTGTCTTACCCACCAGCACGTTGCCGCTGCTGTCGATACGCATCTTTTCAGTTGAATCTGCAGCACCTGAGTTAGTATAAAAAAGAAGTTCTGAGTTTCCACTGTTTTGGCCCGACTCTTTGTTAAAAGAACCAACAACCGCTATACCCGTGTCTGTTTCATAATGAAGTTTTAATCCGCTAGGTTCAGACGTATGAGTGCCAAAAGAAAATGCAGAACCACAAATAGTAGTGCGTCCCATACTCTCACTATGTAAGCGTATGTTACCGTCACCGTCTGACAATACAATGTTATTACTAGTTGTACTTATATTTAATGCTTGGGTATATGAACTAGCTACATTATTTCCATCGTAAGAACCAAGTATTACGTTTTTAGTACCGGTTGTTATGTCGTAGCCGGATTTATAACCAACAAAAGTATTGTATGTAAATCCAGTAGAAGACGGATTAAAGTTATAGCCAGCCTGATGACCTACAGCAGTATTGCCATGTCCATCAATGTCGTTATATAGCGTGAAGTTTCCTATGGCAACATTATGTTGGATAGAATTTCCACCCGTAGCATTATTCCCATAGAGCGCTCGTCTTCCAATAGCAGCATTATTATTACCGCCTACTATCTCCATAGCAGATGTCCCGACAGCAGTATTCCAGACTTCTGTAGCACCCGAAATTGCACGACCGGCATGGTGACCTACTGCTGTATTATCATCTGCTACGTCGTTGCTGTACAGTGCTTCATGGCCTATAGCGATATTATTAGAAGCTGTTGTTATACTGTTAAAAGTCCCCCCGCCCAAAGCAACACATTCAGTACCTGTAGGAAAGTTGCCATCTAATTTAATAGTGCCACCCGAAATGTCTGTATTACCGGCAACCGTCAAGCCATCTGTGGTGACAGTTCCGGTATTGTCGATGTTACCAGTGCCTGTGATGTCGCTGCTGTTGAGATCGAGGTTGCCGCCAAGTTGTGGGGTTGTGTCGTTAACTACATCAGTACTTACCCCACCCACTTGCGCATCAACATAAGTCTTAATTGCTTTTGCAGAGGCTAGGGTTGTGTCTGTTCCAGCTACAGACGATATGTCCGTATCTAAAACTCCAGACTTAAAATTGTCTACTTCAATATTAGATACAGTATTGTTGTCAACATCTATTGTTTTGTTTGTAAGAGATTGTGATCCCGCAAGTGTAACATCACCAGTATTAGTTGTGTAACCAAAACTTTCAATGCGGTCATTGATAGCCGCACTTGTCATCAGTGTGGTATCGTTGTCCGCGAAAGATTCTGAACTTGTAGTAACTACACCTCCATCAAGCTGGCTAAATGTAATATTGCCAAGCGTACCACCTAAAGTTAGATTACCACTACTTGTAACTGTGCCGGTAAGAGTAATACCATTTACCGTACCTGTTGTACCGACAGATGTCACTGTGCCTGTTGTGGTAGAAAAACTACTATCGTTGTTAAAAATACTAAGAGGTATCTCGCTAATGGCTTTACGCTTTTGTGCAGTACCGCCGTCGAGAATTACCAGTTCATCTGCGCCTACAGCAGTTTCTGTCATGTCCGTAAGTTCTGTGAGGTCAACGTCAATGGTTGGCGTTGCACCTTCGCCAGAATTGTTTTGCAGGTCAATCAAGGCACCTGCTGTCAGGCTTGCTACATAGTTACCTGTAGTCTTTGTGCCAAGTGCAACAGCATTGTTGGCAATGCCTGATGCGTCAATCTGTGGACCTTCACCTGTCGTACCATCGTGGCTGTGACCAGTTGAGGCATTAAAAGCAGCTTGAACCGCATCAAACTCACCGTCAAGATCAGAGGCGTTGATTACGTTCCCGTCTGCAATATTATTAGCGGTATCATTACGAGTGTAACCTGTACCCATTATTATCTCCTAGCGTTTGTTATAAACTGCAAAGTAGCAGAGTCAATTGTAAATACAGCATCTGTGCTGCTGCCTAATGTTTCGTATAATATTGACACGACAAATCCTGAACCTCGTGTCTGCACATTAAAGATTGCGTCTGGCGCTGTTCCAAAAGTAGAAGTAGATGCACCATATGTAGCAGAACCATAAGAGACTGTTGCCGAAGCAGAACTGTCTAGCTGTTCAGAACTTTGATTAGACCCAGCTTGTGCGTAGTCAAACTGTAGTGTCTGACGTAATTCAAATGCACCATTAATCTTTAGATAAGCTGTACCTTTGTATATGGTCTTGCGAACAGATGGATCATTTAGTGGGACAAACGGCGTAGCAAAGCTGGCAATAATATTTGTCCCATCAAATGTATTGCCTGATTCCATTTGATATACATAGCCATCGCCGTTGGCAAAATATATTAACTCATCAAATCCTTCATACTCACTGTGGGCTACATGTGCGTTAATGCCACGTAGATCGTTAAAGACTACACCTTCTTGCAACTGCGTAGCAGCAATTCCTTTTGCACCCTCAACAGCACCAGAAGATAAATATGCAAATATTCTATACTGGCTTTTCTCACGAATGACCGTGCTTGCAAATCCGCTACTACCACTACTAATCAGGTCAAGCATCTCTGACTGAATAGTTTTGGATACGGCACCAAGACTAAAGTCGCCAATCCTGTCAGTTGCAGAGAACAGACGCAAACCATCAGGACCAAGGAATATAATGTCTCCACCAATTTCCTGAATTGTATCTGGGGCCACACAACCTAAGTCACGAGACACAGGCTGTAGTGTAAAGTCTGCCACACTGTTGCCATTAAGTACAAAGATACTGGTCTTACAGAAAACAATTAGTTGCTCACGGAATACAATAAGTCCTGTAATCTCATCTGCAACATTTATTATACCACCACCGTTGGCAACTGTAAAGTCATCATCTTCATATGGCGCAGAAAAAACTATCTTTTTTCCGTTACCCAGTACAATGTGGTTCTTAAAGTTGACAATAAAACTTGCACCAGAGGTATCACTAGGCAAGGACGATAGCTGGGCAAAGGTTGAACCATCGAACCTAAACGGCTTGCCTGTGCTGTCCACAAGCATCAGTTTTTCTGTGCCGTCAAAATCGTATTTTAGAAAACGTACTTTGCCTGACCCGCCGATTGTAACACCAGCACTGCTGAATGTAGCATTGTCACTTATCTGTGTCCAACCTGATCCTGCAGACCTGAATAGATCATCACCTCTTATGGCATACACCTGACTGCTGTATCTAGTTAGACCACGAACTACACCAGTATTGCTTAATGCGTTTGTGTCAAACTTGGTAAACCCTTCAACCCGCCTGTAACCACCAAAGATTGACGGTTCAAAGTTACGCAGGATACGCGCTGACCCCGGTGCTTGCACACCCTGTTGGGTAGGAGCAAGATTAGTAATCAACCCACCGCGAAACTCAAAAGGATAAGTTTGCCATGCGTCAGCCATTAGATGGGCAACCTCGCATAGCCCATTCTACCACCACCACCTGTGTTCTGTGGGATCATGTAAGACCTCACATAGTATGTGCGGTTGATTAGCATGGAACGCATGTTCTTAATGCCCTCTTCAAACTTCTCCTTTGCTACCAGTGCGTCTTGTGTGTTGCCCCGGAACAGATACGCATAGTGCATAGCACCGTCTACAATAATATGCTTGAAGCGTTCTGGTATTGCCGGTACGTCATCGTGCAACTCAAGGTCCACAGGAATGCGGTAGTATTCGTACACCAGAGTGTATGCAGCATCTGGTTCAGGGGTGAGGATAAACTCAAGTGCTGGGCCATGCGCCACCAGTTGTGGTACACCCTGCCGTCCTGTGCTGTTATACTCTTGATCTACATACTTGTCTAGATACTCTTCGTAGGCGACAACTCCCAGACGAGTGGTGGCATTTCCAAGTGTGCTGTCTTCTTTGATGCGGAAACTGTCAAAGTCAAGCAGCTTGGCGTCATGCGGAAATGCGTACCGTGTCACATTAGCTGACAGCGTTTCTTCCTGCTGCACATGATTGAACGGCCAGTTAAACTCTGTCTGATTGATGTCACGAATAGATGCGTTAACGGCATCCTTAATGTGGGCATAGAAACCTGTAGAACTAGAAAAGTTGGAAGACGTTAACTCAACTTCGTTCACTCTGCGGTTTACTTCGTTTACAAGTCCAAGATAATTGTAAGCCATTATTTCTGCCTTATCGGTAATTTGATGGTACGTTCAGCTACATTTGCATTTGTGTCAGTCATCTGACATGTAAATGTATATTCTCTGTTCAGCACCCCGCTGCCAATGTTAATGGTCGCTACAGTGTTTGTATTGGTCTGCGATACATTCTGAATGCTGTCAGTCACGGCACTACTAGAAGCAGCGGTCAATGTCTGTCCAGCATTAATCTGTGTCTTACCAATCTCTGATGTTTGTACAAACCAGATAACGGAACTGATAGTGCCGCTGCCAAGAAATCGTGACCAATCTACACTATAGTCTAAGGTTTCGTCTGGGTCTTTTATGGGCCACCTAAATGACATTCAAATCTCCTATGCTGCTCTTGCTCTTCTTTCGGCTGAAGTAGAGAACCTTTCAACATATACTTTTCTATCTTCTTGCATGACATGCACAGTGCGATTTTTAGAACTTACAGTGACGCCACGGACATATACTTTTCTATTTTCGTTTGCGGCATTAGCGGTACGGTTTTGCGAACTGACCGTAATCTTGTCAATATATACAACTCTACCTCTGTCGTAGTTTTCTTTAATAGCCTCAAAGTCAAAGGCAACTCCTGTAGCTGTTACGGTTCCGACAGCAGTTAAAGCAGAAGTAGAAGCTAAAACTTCGGAAATATTAATTGATAAATTTGCATCATCAACTATTGTTGATAGTGCAATATCGGATAAGGTAACATTACCAGCACCGGATGCACTAGTATCTCCAATGACACTCGTGCCTGTTACCCCAGAAAGACCTGCACCTGCATTAACTTTAGAAACGCCTGCAACAGTTCCTGCAGAAGATACGCCAGTTAAAGCGGACGTAGATATGTTAGGTTGCGTAGTACCTACGGCACCTGTAATAGAAACTGAGTTTAGTGTCTTATTGCTGTTATGTGTTTGTGTAACAGTTCCAAGATTAGCATTCGCTGAAACAGACGAAATAATCTTACTTATATTTTCTTGTACAGTACCAATAGAACTAGTAGCTGCTACAGAATTTATTGTTTTATTGCTGTTGTGTGTTTGTGTAACAACACCAATGTTATTGGTAGATGAAACAGAAGTTAAAGTTAGTGCTAAGTTTACAGAAGGTGTGCCAACTGCAGAAGTTGCGGAAACACTACTTCCAGCGGAAGTGCTGTTAGTATTGACGCTGCCAACATTAATAGTGCCGGAAACTGCAGTAACAGATTTATTTACATTTTCTTTTACAGTTCCAATACTACCTGTAGCAGATACTGAAGCTACGATTTTATTGCTGTTGTGTGTTTGTGTAACAGTCCCAATATTTGCACTAGCACTTACAGAAGAAAGTACTGAACTTGGTTCGGTTGGCCCTGCAAGTGTAGAAAACGGCGCTTCTGAAAATGTATTAATTGAAAACATTGTTGAACCCAGTGTTCTATATAGTTTTATCTATTTTTATTTGTTTGTCAAGTAAAATGTTACTTATAGTTTAGCAATCGGTAGCGTCTTCAAACTCATTGAGTAGTTTTAGTTGTGCGTAAATACCCGATAAAAAATCTCCCGTAGGCACATCCATTCTATAGCACCAATCACAAATAGGGTTTGAACTATTTTGCCTCGCAGTTTCACTTGCGTATACAGTAACAAATACGGTGGCATAGAGGTTACTGGTATTTGGATTGTGTATTTTTACATGACTAACTTTAGCATAGGCAGCGGAAAAACTTGCGCCTACATCAGTTTCAGCAATATTAACTTGTAAAGCCATTTTAAATTTTCCTTAACTAACTATTAGTAATCTACTTCAGTAGTATATACTGTGGCACCCCAACGAATATTGGTAGATGCAGCACCTGTGCCATTAACGGTAAATGCTCCGGTTGTTGTATCTATTGAAATACCACAGTCCCAACTAGAGGCACCCGAATCTGCTGCAATAACAGTTTTTGTTAGTGACCCAACTAATGCAGCAGTACCAGCACTAGCGCCTATTTTTATACAGCCTAGCAATTCCCATGCTTTAGTATCGCCACCTCCAGTAACATGAGCAATTACCATAGCTTTAAATGCAACAGCTTGATTAGGGTCTAAGAGAATTTGATTTGAAGCAGTTACTGCGTCGTATGATCCTAATAATGTTTGTGTTGCATCCGTAGTGTCATTTCCTAAAACGTGAATGCCCGAAGTAACAGCATTTGTATCAGAAGCTGGGTTTCTACTTCCTATTATAAAGGCAACCTTTCTAGCTTTAGCTTCGGTATTGTATCCACAGGTTACTGTTTTTTCTCCGTCATTCCCGTTAAAATAACCTAATGCAACGCTAGAGTCTCCTGAACAAGTATTAGCAAACCCAGCGGCAGCAAAAGTAAAGTCACCAGAACAAGTGTGAGTATTTCCTAAAGCTACAGCAGTGTATCCAGATGCAGTGCCACTTGATCCAACGCAAAAAGAATAGCTGCCCGTAGCATTAGTGTTAAAGCCCAGTGCTACAGCGCTGTTATTAGTTGCATCAACAAGATTTCCTATTGCTACAGAATAGGTGCCAGTTGCATTAGATGCACTGCCACCGGCAAGAGAATATGTTCCTGAACTTGTATTACCACTGCCTCCTACAACAGTAGATTGACTTCCAGAAGCTGTGTTTTGACGACCACCTACAATTGACGATTGGCCACCTGAAGCAACTTGATCGGCGCTAGTTCTGTTTATTTGTAGATCAACAGATTCTAAACCTCTTTTATTTCCCCCAGTGGTGGTGCTATCTGGAACTTGCAATAGAAAAGCGCCTTGTGCTTTTGGACCTAGTACAACATCAATATTTGTCTCTGTTCCATTTGCAATAAGGCTATGCGTTGGGACAGTATTATTAGGAGATGATGTGCTTTCTGCTTCTGTAAAATGAGTTAAACCACCCCCTCCACCGATGCCCAAATCAGATGGGGTTATTTTTTTCATAACTCCACCGTCGTTAACTAGAACGTGATCTGCATCGCTTGAAATTGTCGTTGTTGTAGGCGCATCTGCATTGGCCGTGCCTACCAGAGTACCTGTTACTGATGGTAAAGTAGAAGTCACATTTCCAGAAAAAGTTGCATGGGCAGGGGCTTTTAGTCCAGCGTAGTGTGCGTTTGAAGATTCGCAGTAAAGATGCATTTCCGATTGTGCGCCACTATTTTTTACTGAAACCACACCACTTTCTATAGAAACACCGTTACTGCCATCAATCTGAACTACACCCGTGCCGTTGGGTGTAAGTGCAATGTTGCCATTACCATCTGTACTGGTAATCGTATTACCATTAATATTAATATTATCAATTTGTGCTTCAGTAATTGCACTGTTTGTGCCAATAGTTGTACCATCAATAGCACCGCCGTCAATGTTTACGCTGTCCGCTGCCTGAGTGGCAATAGTCCCAAGGCCCAAACTAGTTCTGGCAGTAGAACCTGTTTCTAAAACAAAGTTTGATCCATTGCCCACAATAATGCCGCCATCCGTAACGGCAAGACCAGCAACATCTTGAAGTTGTGCATCAAGTGATGAAGTTAAATTTGTTATTGTGTTACTAGCACCACTAATTGTTTTATTTGTCAAAGTAGACGTGCTAGTATCTGTAACAACATTAGTAACATTTAAAATGTCAGAAAGATTTGTCATAATAAATTACACCTTTACACATCGCCTGTGTTTGTAGATGGGTATGACCTACCCGGACCCCAAATAATTCGTACAGCACCCTGTGTGCCAGAACCACCTGCTCCTGTATAATCATCGTCATCAGCGCCACCGCCACCGCCATACGCGCCACCGTTAGATACTGAGTTTCCGACTGTTCCGTTAGCACCGCCGGACCCGCCGTTACCCCCTTGACCAGCCGATGGAGTCGTTCCAGAAGAACCTTCTCCAAGTATTCCTACACCGCCGCCGCCGCCACAGTTGGAGAAAGTACAAGTGCCGCCCGAAGCACCACCACCAGCACCATTACTTATTTCCCCAGAGACTATACTATTATTGTTTGCGTATCTGCCGTAGCCGCCGTCGCCAGAGTATCCCGCTGCGCCGCCGCCAGCACCACCGGCATTGTTGTAAGAAGCCAATCCTCCGTAACCGCCCGAACCGCCACCATCTCTTTCAGTGCCGTAACTTGATCCACCTGCGCCGCCAGTGCCAGCTTGCCCAACGCCGCTGCTTCCGGAAGCAGTTCCTCCTAAACCTCTAGCACTACGAAGTAGAAAAGTTGATCCTCTTTTAATAAACGATGCCCCTCCACCAGAACCATTTGTAGTAGAATTAGCACCACCTGCACCGCCTGTACCAACTTGCACAGTCAAACTTTCACCCGGTGTTACAGCAAAGGTTCCGTAGGCTAGACCGCCGCCTCCTCCTCCGCCGCCGCCACGATTGCTTCCAGTCCCAGCAGCGCCGCCGCCACCTCCAACTGTAACTGCACTGATAGAAGTTACACCATCGGGTACTACAAAAGTATACGTTCCTACTGACGTGTATGCAGTCTGACCCGGAGCAGCAACAGCAACAGCACTTACAGTACCGATATTTCCAGTAGCTGAAACTCCAGAAACATTTAAAAATAAAGAAAATTTACTGGATGCTGTTAAAAGGTGATTACGCGCAGCAAACATTACTGATAATCCTGTGTCGCTGTTCCGTACCAGTTTGTTCCATCAGAAATAAAACTTATAATATCAATAGCATTTATTGTAGCTGTAATTGTAGGTGCCGTGCCGCCGGGAAACTTCACGTTAGTAAATGTAGCAGTGTTACTACCACCCTGCGTAAGTTTTAAAATAAAACTTTTTCCTGTTGCTGCTGTGGGCATGGTAAAAGTACAGTTACCATTTAAGGTTGCAGTTTGAAACGTGCCGCTTGTTAAACTAAAAGTGTGTGACGTGCCGGTATTGCCAATAGCAACAGTGCCTTCAGTATAATTATTTATTGTTGGGTTAGTTAGCGTTTTATTAGTTAATGTTTGTGTACCCGTAAGAGTTACTGCACTACCTCCTGCAGCACCCACAGTAGTAAAGACACGCCAATCTGATCCCATATATAATAATCGTATAACGACATTTGAAATATCACATACTAAATCTGACGCATTACCTTGAATAGTATTACCATTACGACCAATTGTAAGGTTGTTAGAATTAAAAGTACCTGCAGCATCAGCAATAATAATTTCATCATTTTCGCGGGGGGAAGAAGGAAGAGTCAGAGTAAATGCACTGCTAGTTGTATTTGCTAATACAGTTTCAAAAGCCACTAAATTTGTTGCTGAAGAATATGTATTTTGTTTACGCACTTTTTCAGCAGGTTGCGTAACAAAAATATCTTTGCTACCAGCACCCCAATCTACTGCCGAATCACTATTACTAGATTGTAAAATAGTTGTACGGGCTAATGTCGTGCCAGATAATGTATAGGTGCCGATACCTACCTCAAAATCTGTTCCATCTGTACAACAATAGTATGTAGTATTACCATTTCCAACAACAGAAAACGACTCAAACCCCGTAGAAGCACCACCTAAAGTATAGGTGCCTGTACCCGTGGTTGTAGTCGTTTCCTTAATGCGATCAGCAAGGATTAGTGACATTACACCTCTCCTTTATTCAATACGAATTATTGCGGCGTCACCGTTTGTTCCAGTACCGGGAAATTCGATTGTAAGATCACCAGCAGTAGCAGATACTGTACCGCCAAAACTAATAACCGCGATAGCTTTATTACCGTTAGTAGCATTGTAGATAAGACAACCTGCAGTTGAAACAGTTACAGTTGAAAAAGTTTCATCTGCAATATCTACAAATGCGCGATTTCCAGTTTGGTTAGTTGTGACAGTAACACTGTCTAAAACTTGACCTCCAGCAGAATAACCAGTACCACTGGCTTCATCTGAATTACCTGTTACATCGCTGTAGTTAGTCGTAGCCGCGCCGTATGTTCCAGATTCGCCCGATTTTATTAGTGCAACTTTAAGTGAGTCATTAGCAAGGTCATGTCCTTCTGCTAAAATTTCACCCTTAAAACTGTTGCACATTGCCGTTGTAATTGCCATCTTGTTTCTCCTATATCATGGCGAGTAAATGATGGGGCAACCCGAAAGCTGCCCCATCACAACGAAGTTAGGCGAGTGTATCGCGGTCTACTTCATCAGCAGAAGTATCACCTTGCGAACTTACATCCATCATGATGGCGTAAACACGAAGTTTACCAGCAGTGAAGGATGCACCAGTACCTGCAAAGGTCAGGTCCAGCGTGTCGGCAGAAGCCAGTACCACGTCAGCAGCGACAGTTGCACTAGGTGCATAAGCACCGTCAGCAGCACCGTCAATGTCGAATGCGGTTACGTACTCATCTGCGTCAGCGGCACCAAGAGTTACCGTTGCGTCAGTACCAGTGTTCATGGTTGCACTCTCAACAACTTCCACACCAGCAGCCATGATTTTGCTGCCAGCAGGAATGGTGATTGCTTGAACAACATCAGCAGATGACGGGTCTACAGTAGTAGCCACGATGTCGATGGTGTTCTCAACCATGTAAGGGTTGCGGCCACGCTGGGAATTGCCAGTCGCAGCTTTAAGAAGTGAAGTAATAGTAGCCATTATCCAATTCCTCCCTTAAGCCAAGTGGTAGATGGCGTTGACAAGTGCTTCAGGACGAAGAATCTTGCGGCCATACAGGTGCATACCACGAACGATGTCAGCAAAGCTGTCAGGGTCGCGGTAGGTTTCGGTCTTGTTAATCTGCTCTGCAGTTGCAACAGCGGAGTCATGACCAGCTACGATTACTCCGTAGTTGGTGCTGCTGTTTGCGCCAGCAAAGGACGAACCAGTACCGACAGACGGCAGGTTGTTGGACTGATAAACACGGAAGCCGTGAATCTGAGTACCAATCTGGCCATTTTGCAGACCAGAACCGCCAAAGTCAGCGTTGAACAGACGAGAGTCTTCGTCCTTCAGTACTTCCATGAAGACCGGATCAACAACCAGCCAACGACCTTGCGAGTCTACGTTTTGCTGGTCCAGAAGACGGGCCATACGTGCAAGAAGGGTCAGCGGGTGGGTATCACCAGCAGCAGGGGTTGCATCAGTTGCACCACCAGTACGAGGCTGGATAGCAATTGCATCACCTGCACTGCCGACAGAACCGGCACCATCAGAGAAGTCAGATGCGTCCAGCTTCATGCTTGCAAGCAGTTCGTCAGTTGCAGAACCAACAGCGTTAGTGCCGTTGACTACATCGTTGACGGTATCTGCAGCAGCATGGATTGCCGACTGCTTGTAACCAGACAGATAACCAAGAACGTCTTGGTCAAACTGGTCAGCAAGGCGGTAAGCAGCGCGGTCACTTGCCAGAGACTGGAAGTTAACGTGGCTGTGCGCCTCTTCAATGTCATCAACCTTGAATGCAAAGTAGTTAGCTTTGTCAATGGTCAGGCTGAAGTCTTCGTCGTCAAGGTCTTGCGGCGTGATAGTCGTACCACGGGCGTATGCCTTAACAGTGATTTCGGGTTCCTTGATAATCTTAACGGAGTCACCCATTGCTGCAATCTCACCGAAGTAATCGGAGTTGGTGATTGCCTCACAAACAGCGGCCTTGCGGAAAGCAAGCTGCACCTGTTTGGAGTAAATTACGGGTGAAAAGTTACCGTTAGGAAGATTACCATAACCACTAGCAGTAGTAAAAGCCATGATTTTCTCCTATGTAGGCTAATGTAAACAGATACAAACTCACCAGACTAATCAGAGGCTGATTCACAATGGGTGCGTGTTCTATTCAGTTGGCCGACCGAATATTTAACGGGCCATGCTCGTCAGGTAATCCGTAAGACTGAGGGTGTTTGCGGATTAGTGTAAGCAGGTAGCGAACCCACTTACACTAGTGTTGCATATAGTTATACTAAAAAATAACTATTTGTCAACACTTTTTTTATCTGGCAGAACCAGAAACATCATAGACAAACTTTCCAGAACGGATAGCTTCCATGATTTCGTCAGAACGCTTCTCATATTCTTGAGGAGACATCTTCTGAACTTGAGACTCTTTAATGTAGGTTGTGGACTCATCGCCCTGCGGTTTACTACGCGACCTACGAGAATCAACAGATTTTGCAGCAGACTTATCTGATGCAGACTTCTTAGTTGACATGCCTTTGTCAGCCTTGTACAAATCAATTGCACGTGCAGCCGACTTAGCGTCGTTGTCATTTTCGTACAGAGCATCTTGTACCCACTTAGGCTGGTCTTCTGCCCACTCGTGGAACTCGTCGCTGTCACGAATCTCGTCAAAGTCTGGATGCAGACGCATAAGTTCTGCTTCAGCTTTTTCTTTCTTTGCTGTATACTGCATGTCGTCAATTACTTTCATGCGTTCTTCCAAGCCGTCAGCTTGTTCCTTCGCCTTCTTGATAGCAATTGTTTCGACGATTGCAGCAACGTCTGGGTATTGTTTAGCCCAACTCTCTAGGTCATCATCTGACTTAGGAAGCTGCATTTCTTTTTTAGTTGCAGCACTGAGTTGAGACTTGAGTTTTTCGATTTCCTCTTTAAACTCTTCAGCTTGTTTCTGCTGATGTCTACGAAGATCAGAGTAACGCTTCTTAAATGTTTTCTCTTCTGCGTTCTCTGGTTCTTGTTCTTCAGGTTCAGCTTCTTCTGCTTCACCTCGTTGTTCCTTGATTAGTTGCTCAAGTTCTTCTTCTTCCATTTTGCGCTTTTCTTCGTTAGTGTACTTACGATTTGCAAACGCAATTTTCTTTTCGGGCTGCATTTCTTCAGCCATAATTGTAGCAGATTCTGCCATTTGTTTTACTCCTGGTTGGGGCCAACGTAGCCACCTGTCGGGTGGGGGATGGGTAGGCCAACATAATGCGGTTATTTTTTAGAAGCCATACCGCCTTGCTTCATCTTTTTGGTTTTGGGTTTATCGGCTAGGCCACCTTCCGCAAAGCCACGTCCACTAGAAATTCTTTCTTCTACGTCTCTTACAGCTTCCCTAGTGAATGAATCTGCTTCACGCTGACGTTCCGCTGCACGTTGTTGACTTTCATCTCTGTCATCACTATCACCATAAAGCCTATTAATATTTGTTTCAGAAAGCTGGCGAAGGCGTTCTTGCTCAATTTGTTCTTGTCTACGTTGCTCTTCTTCGGCGGCTTTACGAGCAGCTTCGGTAGCGGCGGCGGCGGCTTTAGCGGCTGCTTCAAGTTTTGCTTTACGTGCTGCTTCAGCTTCTACTCGTTCTTTTTCAGCTTTCTTTTCGAGGGCTTGGTCACGAATTTCTTTAAACTTTGTCTTAGCGGCATCAGAATTATATCCTTCACTTTCGGCAACTGCCTTCAAAGAATTATATTCGGAAGCAGAAAGAATAAATTCAGTGTCGCCTCTTTTAAATTTAACTGTTGCTTGTTCCGGTAAAGGTTTTCCGGTAGCAAGGCTAAGAGCAGTGGCACCAGTACCCATAACGCTTGGTAAAAATCCTTCTGGCGTGTCGAATGATACGCCATATATTTTTCCACCAACACCAAATCTACCACCTCCAGGACCATACATAGCCTCTTCTTCTGCACGACGACGTTCATCCCCATCGCCAGAGACTGGTGCTACTTGTGCCGTTGGGACTGTAGTCTCTGGAACTGCTGCCTCAACTTGTTCTGTCGGCTTTGGAATAAAACCTTGCGGAATAGGATAAATAGGCTTGCCATCAACAAACGGAATGGTCATAGTCTGTCCCGTTTCTTCATTAACATACTCACGAAGTTCGTCGTACTTACCCGTAGTTGTAGGCATAACTTGTTCAAAGGTTGGAACAGCAGTTGTTTGCACTGGAGTTGTTACTGGTTGAAATCCTGTTTGTAATGGGGCTTGTGGTGCCATAGGTGCTGTAGGAATCTGAGGTGCCTGATATTGCTGTTGACCATATGTAGCAAACTGAGAAGGCTGTTGATACACACCATATGGATTAGGTACAAGACCACCCTGCTGGAACTCCATAGGTTCATCTTCCATGTCAAGATCGTCAAGGTCAAACGGAAGATCATCTGGCATCACTGCTTCTTCAGAGTTGCCCATCTGGCCCATAGCTTCCATGCGTTGCAAGCCCATCTTAGCTTCTTGTCGCATTTGCATTAGCTTTTCAAGACCAATGTAACGAACTACGTCTGCTGGAAATACAAACTCGCCCTCACTCAGCTGGGCAGGAATGTCATCGCGGACTTCTTCCTGTGTAGAACCTGGCGGGACATCGTTGCCAGATACTGGATCAACTGTACCGCCCTCGTCCATAAGACCGCCGTCTTCAAACATTTCCATTTGCTTTTCAATAGCCATACCGCCCTCGTTCATTTCTAAACTCTGCAACAGCCGTTGCCTAGTCTGCTCACGTTCCTGAATTTCTTCCGGTGTATCGTCGCCACCGAACATATAATCATATGCCCGTTCAAAGATGTTTTTATCTTCTGGTACATCTACCATTGCAGGAGGAATGGCATCTGTTGTGTCAGGTGCTACATCTGTAGCTGGCAAATCTGGCATAGGCACATCGTCGCCAATATCGGGCAGTTCGCCTTCATAGTCCAGTGTAAATGCCTCATCTGTTTGCGTTTTTGTTTCGGGTGCTACGGGTGCAGGTTCTGGCGCAGGTTGTGGTTCAGGTGTAACAGTGACGGGTTCAGAAAAGCCTTCTGCGACATCTGTTGTGACAGGCCGTACAGTTACGCCTAGTGTATCACTAACCTTTGTTTGTAGATTGGCCAGCTGCCGTTCTTTATTCTCTTTCTGCGGATCGTCCTCTTGAATGTCACCAAAATGTGCATTTACAAAAGCGGGAACCGTATCTGCATCCGCAAGTTTTTTCTTTTCATTTACATGAACTGCGGCCAAAAATGGATAGTGTTTTTTATGGTCTTTTGCAGAAATATCGCCAACACCATAGCTGCCGTATACACCACCCTTTCGATTACGTTTATTAATGCCTTGTTCAATAAAACCTTTAATGTAGCCTTTTACATCATTCGGTAGTTGGGTGTAACCTTCCTTAAAGTTACCGGCCTTCATATTATCGCGCTTTTCCGTTTCGCTATCGCCCGGATAAAAATAGTCCAACGCTGTGCTATAAGTAATCTGCAAAGGACCAAATGCGGAAGACTTTTTAGAGGCACCCGTAAATATGTAGGGCCAGCCAGTCTTTTCCTTATATGCGCCTACCTCTCCTTCCTGCAAGGCACCATACATGTCAGTAAAACTTCTATCGCCTACCGTCTGACTTGTCAGAGTGTCGTATAACTTATTATACTTTTTAGTACGCGCACTCTGTGGCATACCTTGAAAGTTTGGTGCCTGTTCTTCAGCCATCTAGTTCACTCACTTCGTCTCTAAGACGCTTGACCTTACGCAACGCTGAGATAGACCCCTGCGCACGAAGTATCTCTACATTGTCTTTTGCTTGCTCTAAAGTCTTCTGGTGCGTTGCAATCAACGCATCAAGATAATTACTGAAGTGCGTCCACTGGCGGTTGTTGGCCACCAGCGGCTTCAGCTTGCTGTACAATTCCTTGTCCACCATTTCCACTAAATCCTTGTTCACCCGGTATTGGTGCTTGTCCTACACCCATTGTTCCACCACCCGCACCTGTCGGGTCCATAACGTCCGCACCAGCAGGAGCAGCAGGTTGCCCTTCTGGAAGTGGTGCTTGGAACCCTTTAAGCATCTCAGCCTGTAGGGCGGCTTCATTCATATTGTTCACAACTTTGTCGGGGTCAAGGTCCATAGACTTTGCAATCTCTGAGATTACGTACTGGAACTTGGCAAACGGTGCGAGGGCTGGGTTACTTGCAATCTGCAGGAACTGCATGAGACGCTGACTGCGAATTTCATTAGCCATCAGGCTTTCAGTGCCGCGTGCCTTTACCTCAAGGTCGCCTTTTAGTTCAGGGTCAAAGTCAAACTGCATGTTGAACCTGAACAGTCCCTCACCTAGCGGACGAAGCAGATAGTCGTCCACGTTCTTGATGACACTTTTGATAGAACCCTGTGCTGCACCCATCAGCATGGAGATGCCACTGGCTGTACGGCCTACGCCGGACACACCTGTCTGTCCATGTGCAAAGGACGGGAAGCCGGTGCTTTCGTCTGCCAGTACACGTGCCTTATCAAACATCATCATATTCTCTTGTGACACATTGGGATACTTTGTGCCGAAGATAGCCTGACCCGGCGCACCACCCTGACGACGAAATACCTTGCCAGGATATACAGCCAAGTCTTGACCGGGTACGAGATTTGTTTCGTCAACCTCAATAAGCAGGTTGCCGGACAGTACAGCATTGTCTACAGCCATACGCATGAAGCCATTCATCAGCGTCTGCGTGTCGTCCATATTCTCTGCAATGCCTACGCCAAAGAAGCTGTAAGGATTGAGTTCATACGGTGCAGCCATGTATGGAATCTTGGACGGCTTGAAGGGATTAAGCACCAGACGGATCAGCTTGCCATTACATACCCATGCGTTAGCTTGCAACTCGTCAAACTCTTGGAAGTCTTTGGGAATGTCAACGCCCTGCTCTACAAGCATCTCGACATCGACCATGCCCCAATACTCAAGAACCTCAAAGCGGTCAATGCCATGCTCTGGTGCATAGTCAGACAGGTCATCTTCCCAATACTTCTTGGTGTAGTTTTCTCCGCGAGAGATGACCTCATCAATGACGGACGCACGGAAGTACGGACGCTTCTTCAGAGAACGTAGCTGAGTACGAGACATCTTATGACGTTCAATGACAAACTGTGCCTCGTCCATATTGTTCGCATCTGGGTCTGGATAGAAGTTCCAGACAGATACGTGAGATACCTGCGGCACCGTCTTGAACACTGGATCGTATTCACCGTCTTCATCCCAGTTAGGATACTCTTTGTCTACAGCAAACGGACCCTTCATTACGCCCGTCCCAAACAGTGCCATCTCGAATGCCGTGCTACGCAGATACTTGGTTGCGCTAGACTCTTCCAGCTGGTCATGAATCTTCTTCTGCATCTTCTTGGCCGCAACCATTGCGGGGCTGAATGTCACAGCCGTAGGTGTCGCACCCGGACCTTCCTTCAGCTTGTCCTGAACAGGGTCCAGCTTTTCCTGCAGTGGACCAAGCATGTCCATCAGGGTCTTCTCTGTAGCACCAGCCGGA